CTGTTTTAGTTACCCCCCAAAACGACTCAAAAAGCCATGATTAGCCACGCAGAAGCCTCAAAAGGACTGGAAGAGCCTCAAGACGGCTCAAACGGGCTGCAATCGGTTTTGGGTAGGGAGACAGAAGGCCTTTATGGTCACGCAACCCCTAGAATCCACACGCCATTAAACGATTTGCCGTCAAAAGGGCTTGAACTCATCGATTTGGCCTCAACTATCGGCATCGAGCTTATGCCTTGGCAAAAATTCTTTATTGAACACAGCCACAAAGTTTTGCCCAATGGCCGCTGGGCTAGTCCGGTCAATACCTGTGTGGTAGCCCGCCAAAATGGTAAGTCGTTTTTGATGCAGCTTAGAATTTTGGGCGGTCTTTTCCTATGGGAAGAATCCTTGCAAATCGGGTCAGCTCATCGATTATCAACATCGCTTGAGCAGTTTAGGCAGCTGGTACAAGTCATCGAGTCAAACGATTATTTGGCCAAGCAAGTCAAACGAATCCGATGGAGTCACGGCAGCGAAGAAATCGAGACGATGCACAACACCCGATTCATTATCAAGGCGGGTGGGTCGGCAGCGCGTGGCGTAAGCAAGCCGGAAACCATCCACCTAGACGAATTGCGCGAGATGACCGACCTTGAATCGTTTGCAAGCTTGCGTTACACCTTGATGGCCGCCAAGAATCCGATGATTTTGAGCTATACCAATGCCGGAGATGCCGCAAGTATCGTGCTTAACCAATTCAGACAGCGGGCGATGCAATCTATCGGCGGGGCGGTTGACGACATTGGTTATTTTGAGTGGTCTGCGCCTACAGATGAAGTGAGCATGGAAAATGCGGCTTATAGCAATCCGGCACTTGGCATCACTATTCACCCCGACAATATCCGCGCGGTTTTCAATGACCCGCCGGACGTGGTACAAACCGAAGTCCTTTGCAGATGGGTACAATCGATTCAAAGCTGCGTGGATTCAAGCAAATGGGCAGCATGTTCAGATGAAGCCTTTGATTTGGATGAGGAAAAACTTACGTGGCTTGGCATCGACCTAAGTCCGGACAGAAAATTTGCCGCGCTGGTCGGAGCGCAGAAGCTAGGCAGCGAGACTTTTGGCGTCAAGCTATTGCACACATGGGAAAACCCTTTACAGCTAGACGACAAGGCTATTGCCAACGATTTGGCCGTGTATGCACGCAAATACCCGATTGAGTACGTCCTTTACTCAAGGCGTACAGCTGGGGCAGTTGCATCGCGACTAGCACCCGCCGGAATCCCTATCTTTGACATGGACGCGGCCTACCCACAAGCTTGTGACGAAATGTTGGGCGCAATCAATAGCGGTCGTCTGCATTACAAACCAAATCCGGAATTGACTGCGCAAATGTTGTCAGCCGTTCAGCTGCGTCGTGGCGATGGCGGTTGGGTTATTGGCAGGCGTGCCAGCGCGACGGCCGTTTGTGCCAGCGTTGCGACCGCGCTTGTAACGCATTTTGCGACACGCCCAGAGACAGACCTTGACATTATGGTGGGCTAACTAGTACAGCCAGCCTAAAATTTGGGCATGGGTTTATTCAATGTGTTATTTCCACAAGTCGAGGCCGCTAAACCTCAACTAGAGGTTGACGCTGCCAGCGTTGCACCTTATTACACAGAAACGTCGCCATTTTTCTTTGCGGGTATTACACAAGCTACACGCGCAGAAGCCGTAAGCATCCCAGCGGTTGCACGTTCAATTGGAATTATTCAAACAATTGCATCATTGCCAATGCACGTGCGCAATGTTGCAACTGGTGAAAAAGTACAAGCACCGCGCGTTATCAATCAGCCCGACCCACGCATTGCCGGAAGTGTGTTTTGGTCATGGTTGATTTCAGACCTCATCCTTCACCCTAGCGCGTATGCGTATGTCACAGAGCGATATGCAGACACCGGAAGAATTAGAGCAATGGAGCGCATTGCACCGGAGCGCGTATCTATTCAAACCGATGGCATGGGATTTGAAATTGTTGCTTATCAAATCGATGGCAGTTTTGTTGACCCAAATAATCTTGTAGTTTTCCAAGGCGATGGCGAAGGTTTATTAAATCGTGCAGGTCGCACAATTAAGGCCGCAGCTGCACTTGAACGTAGCGCAATGAATTTTGCAAATGAGCCAATTCCACAAATGGTTTTGAAATCAAATGGCACATCGCTACCGGCAGACCGCGTTGCAAAGTTGTTATCTTCATGGCGTACAGCGCGTGCAAATAAATCAACAGCATTTTTGAACGCAGACGTGACCCTTGAAACCCTGGGTTATGACCCTAAGTCAATTCAGCTTAACGAGGCGCGTAATTATGTTGCGTTGGAATTAGCACGTGCGTGTGGTTTGCCTGCATATTTTGTTGATGCCCAGCAATCAACATTTACTTATAGCAATGCACTAGACAAGCGACGCGACCTTGTGGATTTTGCATTTAGAAATTACATGTCACAGATTGAACAACGTCTATCGTTTGCAGACTTTGTGCCAGCTGGACAGGAAGTAAAATTTGACCTTGATGATTTCTTGCGCGGCAATCCTTACGAGCGTGCGCAAGTGTATGAAATCCTTAATCGAATTGGCGCAATGTCAGTCGAAGAAATCCGCGAAGAAGAGGACATGTTGCTATGAAAAAAGTAATTACGCCGATGACGATTACGGCCACAGATTCAAATAGCCGGACAATTACCGGACGCATTGTTGCGTTTGAGGAAACTGGCAACGCATCAATCGGTAAAGTTCAGTTTGCAGCTAATTCAATCGAAGCGCAGCCAGTTTTGCTTAACCTTGAGCATGACCGCACACGCAGAATTGGCAAGACTTTAAGCATGGAGCAAACAGACACAGAAATTACAGCTACATTTAAAATCGCCCAAACAAGTGCGGGCAATGATGCGCTTGTCGAAGCTGCCGAAGGTTTGCGCGATGGATTTAGCGTCGAAGTTGCATTTGACGAATATGAAACGCTGAAAGACGGCACAGTGCGCATCCTCAAGGGTGAATTAACAGCCGTCGCATTGACAAGTGAGCCAGCAATCCGCAGCGCACGCGTTGAATCAGTAGCCGCCACAGAAGGCGAAGAAACCGAAGATTCTGCACCGACAACAGAGGATGCAGATACCCAACCAACAACAGAAGGAGACGAAGTGGATAACGCCGTCACAAACGCGGAAGCCGTAGAGTCGGTCGAAGCCGCACAGTCAATCACCGCCGCTGCAACAACAGTTGGCGGCTTTAAAACTAAGCCACGCATTGAAATCACAGCTGCAAAGTATCTTGAAAACAAGGTACAGGCTGCACTTGGTTCAGAGGATGCACGTCAGTACGTCCTAGCCGCAGATAATACTTCGGACAATAGTGGTCTAGTACCCACAAGACAGCTTGCTGAAGTCATCAACGGACTATCAACAACAATCCGTCCATCTATCGATGCAATCAGCCGTGGCACATTGCCAGACGCTGGTATGACATTTGAAATCCCTAAGATTACACAAGCTCCAACAGTTGCAGTCGTCGCAGAGGACGCAGCGTTTAACGAGACAGACCAAAACAGCGCGTTTGTTTCAGTTGACGTCAAGAAATTTGCGGGTCAGCAGAAATTTAGTGTGGAATTGTTCACAAGGACTAGCCCCGTCTTTTATGATGAATTGCTTAGAAATATGGTTGCGGCAATGGCTAAGGCGCAAAACGCTTACGTCAATGGAATCCTCATTGCAGGTGCAACACTTGATGGCACAACAACAACAACTTACCCAACAGCGGCAGAATTGCTTGGCGTAGTTGCACGCGGTTCAGCAAGCGTTTATGGCGCAACAGCTGGTCTTGCAAATCCATTTGCACGCAACATGGTTGTATCAACCGGACAGTGGTCAAACATCATGGGTCTTAACGATGGTGGCCGTCCAATTTACAACGCATCACAGCCTTCAAACGCTGCGGGTCTTGTAACACCTACATCACTACTTGGCAACGTCGCAGGACTTAATCTTTACGTTGACCCAACAAACGCAGGCGATGGCGATGGCACAATCCTCATCGTTAACCCAGATGCTTATACATGGTACGAGTCAACCCAGTATCAGCTACGCGCTGAATCAACTGCGGATGGTTCAATCACAGTGGGCGTCTATTCATTTGGCGCAGCGGCAACCAAAATTGCTGCGGGTGCGTTCAAGAATAACAAGGCGTAAGCCCAAACTAATCATCGGCCAGTGCGCTCCCGTGCTGGCCGAGCCGAACGAAAGGATTACTCATGCCCAACATTGTGACTGCCGCCCAGCTGCGTCAGGTGTTGGGCGTGAGTACATCCTTGTACAGTGACGCTTATCTAAACGAAATTATTAACACGGCAGAAGCCGTAATTTTGCCAATGCTGGTCGCTAATACGTCGGCGGTCAATGCTTACAAGCTTGACAACAATGAAGCGTTTTATTACACCGAGCGCGAACACCATTTTGTAGCTGGGCAATCAATCATCGTGGCTGGACTGCCAGCACCTTTTAGCGCGACAGTAACAGTTGAGCGCGCCGGAGCATTTTATTTCACCGCTGCAATCACAAACGCAGACGTGACATTGCGCGAGATAATCCCAAGCGGCACAGCTACCCTTTCAGGATATTCAGCCGTCAATATTTACACAGGCAACGACGCAATTGAATCTGCAATTTTGGCCGTATCAGTTGAGGTATTTCAATCACGCGTGGCAGCTGGTGGACAGATTGAAGGCGTAGATTTTTCAGCAACCCCGTATCGCATGGGTCGCAGCTTGACCAACCGAGTGTCAACCTTGCTTATGCCGTACCTTGACGTTGAGACAGTGTGCCAGTAAATGCCAGCATCAACTATTTTAAGCGACGTACGGACACCGCTGGCCACTGCCTTAGCGTCGGTCGCGGGCAACGTGTACAGCTACGTACCCGAAACCATCATCCCGCCTGCGGTCGTGGTTGTACCGGATACGCCGTATTTAGAGCTTGAGACAATTAATAAATCGACGTTGCACGTCAAGATTAATTTTACAATTTCAGTCGCGGTTGCTTATAACAGCAATCCGGCATCGCTTGACAACATCGAGCAACTAATCATGAGTGTGCTGGCAGTGATACCCGTTGGGTACGTTGTCAGCGTGGTCGAAAGGCCAACAGTTACGCAAGTTGGAGCATCGACGCTGCTAATCGCCGACGTTCGAGTTTCTACCTACTACACACAAACAACATAAGGAGACATCATGGCAACAGTAGTAATAACAGGCCGCGATATTTCTTTGTCCTTTACTGGTGGAACGGACATCGAAGCGCAGGCCACAAATGCAGTCCTTACAAAGGTTTTAGACCGACAGACTTATCAAACACTGGACGGCGAAGCCTACAAAACAACAAACGTAACAGCTAGTTTCCAGCTTGACATGCTTGCAGACTGGGGTAAGGCCAATTCAGTGTGCGAAGCAATTTGGACGGCAGCTGATACAGCACCGGATACCGACATCACAGTGACCATGACAGCTGCAACCGGAGCGCAATTTGTGTTTCCAATTAAGCCGTCTTATCCAACAGTGGGCGGGTCAGGCATGGACGCGCAGACAGTGTCCTACACTTTCCTAGTCACACAAGGTTCAGTCACCGAAACATTTAGTTAAAAACAAACGACGGGAGCAAAGAAATGCAACAGCAAATAACAATTAAATATAACGATGGTACAGAGTCCACCTACATGGTACGTCCACCGGATTATGCCCGCTGGGAGATGACCACCAAAAAGGTCATTTCCCAGTTTGGCGGCATGTGGGATATTTTGTTTGTGGCGCATTTAGCCATGAAGCGTGACGCAGGCAGTAAGCCAACCAAGCCATTTGATGCTTGGATGGAATCAGTCAGTGACGTCGAAGTGGGTGAAGGCGACCCAAAAGCCATCAGCGCGGAAGTGTCAGCCGACTAATTGTCGAACTGGCAATTGCCACGCAAATCCCAATGGTTTATTGGCAGACAGCCGAGGACATATTGACCGCAGTTGAGATTTTGGAAGCGAGGACAAAGTGAGCGAACAAATAGCACTTGACCAAGCTGAATTGCGTGCCGTGTTTAAGGCATTGAAAAATCTTGACGAAGCTGCGCAAGATGAAGCCAAACGCCAATCCGGTAATTTGGCCGACTATGCCCGCACACAGGTCATTGAGACTGCCAACGGGCTACAAAGTCGAGCCGTAGCGGGTCGCATTGCCAGTGGCGCACGGGTGAAGAAGTCAAGCAAAATCGGCGAAATCACCTATGGGTTTGCGTCACAAAGATTCAGCGGCGGGGCGACCACGCGCGACATTTGGGGCGGTTCAGAATTTGGCTCGAACAAATATAAGCAATTTCCAGTTTGGTCGGGCCGCCAAGGTCGCGGCTCACGTGGATGGTTTATTTACCCAACGCTGCGCAAAATTCAGCCCGAAATCGTCGAGCGTTGGAGTGCGGCATTTAGCAAGATTTTGAAGGAGTGGGGCTAATGGCAACAGGTACACGCGCGTTAACGCTTAAACTATTAGCCGACGTCGATAACTTCACCAAAAACCTTAAATCAGCTGATACCGAGGTCAAATCGTTTGGCGATAAAGTTGGCGATTTTGGCAAAAAGGCAGGATTGGCATTTGCGGCAGCTGGGGCAGCTGCGGTCGCCTACGCGGGCAAATTAGCCGTTGACGGGGTCAAATCAGCCATTGCGGATGCAGCTGCGCAGGAAAAGTTAGCCTTAACCCTAAAAAACGTTACAGGGGCTACAGATGCCCAAATTGCGGCCACCGAGGATTACATCACCAAAACATCGCTGGCATTTGGCGTGACCGATGATGAGCTGCGGCCAAGCCTTGAGCGTTTAGCCCGTGCGACCGGAGACGTCGAAAAGGCGCAGAAGCTCCAAACAGTTGCCATTGACGTGGCGGCAGGTAGCGGAAAATCACTTGAGGCCGTTACCAATGCCATGGCTAAAGCCGCCGAAGGCAATACATCCGCACTTGGCAAATTAGGACTTGGCCTATCAGCTGCCCAGCTCAAAACCATGAGCATGGAAGAAGTGACCGCCAAATTAGCCAGCACATTTGAAAATCAAGCATCGGCACAAGCTGATACCTTTCAA